GTATATTGGTAGTCCTTACTTCTTTCAGTTTGATGCTATATCACGCAATCTTGGATGTATAGAAGGTAACTCCATAGCACAATATGGTGGTATGTCTTACTTCTTATCAGATGATGGATTCTATTCATGTGATGGTAAAACAATTACTCCTATTGGTGTAGAGAAAATAGATAGATATTTCTATTCTACATTTAACATTGCTAAATCTGACACTATGTCAGCAACTATTGACCCTATTCGTAAACTTGTTATTTGGAATTATCCTACAGTATCAGGTGGTAACGCACTTATTATTTATAATTGGCAACTTAATAAATGGTCAAGAGCTGAAACAGATACTACTTATGTAGCTTCTGCTGCTTCTACAGGTGTAACATTAGAAGGCATTGGTACTTTATACACAAGTTTAGATACAGTACCAGCATCACTAGATGACCGTATTTGGGCTGGTGGTAAATACGTTCTTGCAGGTGCTAGAGGTGCTTATATCGTAACATTTACAGGTGCTAATACTACTGCAAACCTTATATTATCTGATTTTGAAGACGGTTATAACTCTGTAGTAAAACTTGCTAGACCTATTATTGATAATGGTGCAGCTAATGTTGCTATAGCTTCAAGACGCAAATTAGATGACACTATTGCATTTACTACTGCTGCTGCATCTGGTGAAGGTGGTCGTGTACCATTAAGAAACGCTGGAAGATGGCATAGATTAAGCATAACACCTACAGGAAGCTGGACAACAGCTATAGCAGTTGACGTAGACACTGAACCACAAGGAAATAGATAATGGCTCGTAGTGATATGTACAGGGGTTTAAACCCTGCTGGTGCAGATATTCGTGAAATTAGTGAAGTAACTAATGGTGTATTAAACGGTAAAACAAATAATACTGGAAGTGTTACTTTAAATGTTGCAAGTGCTACTACTACTACTATTTATGATGAACGTATAGGTTTTAATAGTGTTATACTTCTAATGCCTACAACAGCTAATGCTGCTTCAGTTTTGTCAACAACATATATAGGCACTACCAATAAAGGAAATGCAGTTATTGCTCATACAGCCAATACAATTACGGATAAAATATATAAATACATAGTTATTGCATGATTTTACATTATATACCTAAACAAGATTTAAGGCAACATTGGGACTATGTTAAACATGGTCTTGAATTAGTTCGTGCTAAAGGTCACACAGAGTGGATAGTAGAAGATGTCTACTGTGACTGCTACGAAAATCGTTCTATGTTATTTATTGGCATGGTAGATAACAAACCAGTAGGATTTGTAGTACTTCAACCTATAGGTAATACGCTTCATGTGTGGGCTACATGGTCTACACTTAATGACAAAACATTATTTCAACAAGCATGGCAAGAAATACAAGCAATAGCAAAACAAGGCGGTAAGTCTAGGGTTACATTTTCATCTCAACGTAAGGGATGGGAACGTAATGCAAGGGAATTAGGATTTAAACCTCAAACATGGGAATTTATACTTTAAGGAAAGCAATATGAAATTACTGAATTTATCTAACTGGGTTCAATCATTAGTTGAATCATTTACATTTTATGGTGGTGGTTCTGGTGGTGGAGGTGGAAGTAAATCTGAAACTAATAATCAATTAGACCCAACTGTTAGACCATTTGTTGAGTATGGTCTTGGTGAAGCTAAAAATCTTTATCAAACAACTACTCCAAATTATTATGCTGGTCAAACTTATGTCAGTCCTTCTGCACAAACAACTACAGCGTTATCACAAGCTGAAGCTCGTGCAAAAGTTGGTAATCCATTACTTCCTTCTGCTGAACAACAACAACAAGATGTTATCTCTGGTAAATATTTAAACTCTAACCCATACTTTAACCAAGCTCTTGCTGGTGCTGCACAAGGTGCAACTACTAACTATATGGATGCTATTAAAGCTGCACAAGGTGGTGCTTCTATGTCTGGTCGTTATGGCTCTGGTGTATCTGCTGACATTCAAAATCGTGCTGCTAATACGTTGTCACAAACATTAGCTAATAAATATGGTGATTTAGCTTATCAAAACTATGCTAATGAACGTGGTATGCAAAATCAAGCTGCTACCAATGCTCCTGCTTTGGCTGCTGCTGATTACCAAGACATTCAACAACTTATGAATGTAGGTAAGACTAAAGAAGATTATGCTAAAACTGCATTACAAGCTGACATTGATAGATTTAACTTTGAACAAAACAAACCATATCAAAAACTTTCTGCTTATCTTGGTGCTGCTTACGGTGCTCCTACAGGTACAGTATCTACTACTACGCAATCTGGTGGTGGTAAGATAGTATGTACTGCAATGAATAAAGCATACGGTTTTGGTTCATTCCGTCAAGCTATCTGGTTACAACATTCAGCTACAATGCCTAATGCCAAAACAATTGAAAAAGGTTATCACAAACTATTCTTGCCAGTGGTTGCATTTGCATTTAGTGATAAACAAACATTTGCTCGTAAACTTGTTCGTAAAGTTTCAGAACATATTGCAAGACATAGAACTGCTGACTTGTGGAAAGAAATGCGTGGTAAAAAACGTGACCCATTAGGTCGTTTATATCGTGCAATTATTGAACCAATTTGCTATGTGGCAGGTAAGGTAGGTAAATAATATGGGTATGCCAATGATTATAGGTGCTGGAGTCGGTGCTTTAGGCTCTGCAGCAATGGGTAAAAGCCCATTTACTGGTGCTCTTATGGGCGGTGCTTTAGGTGGACTTGGAGGTGCTGGAGGTCTATTTGGTGCTGCTCCTACTGCTGGCGTAAGTGGTTTATCTGCTGCTGCTCCTGCTGCTGGTGAATTTGCTATTCCTAGCACATCATTACTAGGAGAAGGTTTTGTTGCTCCATCTGTAGGTATTCCTGCATCATCATTAAGTGGTGGTCTTACTAATTTAGGTATGGAAGGTATTGGTGCATCTGCTGTTCCATCTGCTGGAGTTCAATTATCTGCTGCACCTAGTTTGGGTGCTATGGATTATGGTATTAATGCTGGCAATACATTAGCTGGTGGTCAATCTATGTACCAAGCTCCATCACTTATGGATAATTTAAGTAAATTACCATCACAAGGTTTGGACTATGTAAAAGAAAATCCATACCAATCAGCTAACATGGCTTTAAAAGCAAATGAAGCTCTTAACCCTCCATCACAACCTATGCAACCTGCTCCAGCAATGCCAATTCAACGTGGTAACTTTGACCCATCTTCTGCATTATTAAATGTATCTCCTAATATGGGTATGTCACGAGAAGAAATGTTACGTTCTAAAGCTGGACAATACGCTTCTGCTGCACACTTAACAGACCAAGATAGACGCAAAATTGGTGATTTTTACACCTCATTAATAGGATAATATTATGGCATTTTTAGACAGTTTTAGTAATCCACTTGAAGGTATGAATGTATTTGGTGCAAGAGCACCTAGTTACATGGATAGTTTATTAGACCCTGCTACTTTAGAAAAAGTAAAGCAACAATCTCTTGTACAAGGGCTTCTAGGAACTGCAGCAACCTATCTAGCACAGCCTAAAAACCAAAGATATGGTTCAGCCTTGCCTTATCTTGGTAAAGCGTTTCTAGGTGGTATGCAACAATCTCAAGGTGTATATGACCAAGCTACTCAAGAAGCTATGATGAAACAAAAACTTGACCAAGCTAAATTACAACAAGAATATATTAATAAATATGCTGCAGAAAATCCTCAACTTGGTGGTGTATTAAAAGCATTTCCAGAGGCTGCTCCAAAAATACTTGAGCAACAATATAAGCCAGAAGATTTACCATCTAGCGTTAAAGAATTTCAATATGCTGTTAAAAATGATGGATATAAAGGTACATACGCAGATTTTGTTAAAGAACAAAAACGTGCAGGTGCTACTAATGTTAATGTTGGTGGTGAATCTTTTTCTAAAGAGTTTGGTAAAGGTGTTGCTAGCAATGTTCAAACTACATACGAAGGTGCTCAAGCAGCTCAAAATACTATTGCTAAAATACAAGATATTAGACCTTTAATTAAAGAGGGTGTATATGCTGGACCATTAAGCAAACAACAACAACTTATTACTCAAATTGGTACTAAACTTGGTGTTGCAAGTCCAGATGCTACAGAAACTCTTAAACGAACAGCAGAAACTATGCAAGGTTTAGCACAGTTTGAACTTAATGCTGCTGCTCAAATGAAAGGTCAAGGAGCAATCACAGAAAATGAACGTATGCTTATTCAGCGTGCTGCAGGTGGTAGACTTGATAATTTTACTGCACCAGAAATGGATTCATTGCTTAATGCTCTTGAAAAAACTAGCAAATATAAAATTAAAGCACATGAAACTAATTTGGAAAGACTTAAAAAAACTCCAGAAGCATCTCAATTTTCAGAATATTATAAATTACCTCCAATGCCAGAAGCTCCAAAACCAATTGCTCCTGCTGCAGGCAGAACTAGACAAGACATTTTAAAACAATATGGATTTTAATAATGGATAAACAACAATTAGAAGATGCTTTAGTAAATGCACACCAAAATGGTGATTTTGAAGCTGCTCAATTATTTGCTACAGAATTAAAAGCATATAAAGAACCATCATTCATGTCTAAAGTGGCTCGTGAAGCCAATATATTAGCTCGTGGTGCTGCTGTTCCTGTTACTGGTGCTATAGGTGGAGGATTAGTTGCTGGACCTGCTGGTGCTGTTGCTGGTTCTCTTGCATTGCCTGCTGCAGAATTAGTAGCTAAAGGTTTAAACTTAACAGGTCTTAATGTAGGTTCTCCAACACAAAAAGTAGAAAGTTTTTTGACTAAAGCTGGTTTTCCAGAGCCATCATCTACAGGTGAAAGAGTTTTACAAGTTGCAGGTAGTGCATTAGGTGGAGTAGGTGGTCAAATAGGTGCATTACAAAAATTAGGTACTACTGCACAATCAGAATTTGGTCGTGGATTAGCTAAAACATTATCACAATCACCTGAAAGACAATTACTTGCTGCTGCACCAAGTGCTGCATCTGGTCAATATGTATCAGAAAAAACAGGCAGTCCATTATTAGGTATGTTAGCAAGTGTCGGTACTGCTGCACCATTTGCTATTGGTGCTAAACCATTAGAGTCTGTTAAAGTTCCTACAATAGAAGAATTAAAATCACAAGCTGGACAACAATATAAATTTGCAGAAGAAGCAGGTGCAGTATTTAAGAAAAATTCATTTAACAAATTTGCAAGTAATTTAGAATCTGATTTAGTTAAAGAAGGTGTTGATAAAACATTACATCCTAAAGTTATAGCTGCATTAGAAAGAATTAAAGATGTAAAAGGTAATGATGTTACTTTAGAAAAAATGGATATTTTACGCAAGATTGGTCAATCATCTGCTGCAAGTATAGACCCTTCTGAAAGAAGATTAGGTTCTATTTTAGTAGATAAATTAGATAATTTTGTAGAAGGTGTTAGTACAAAAGATTTAAAAGCTGGAACTACAGAAGCTATTGATGCTTTAAAAACAGGTCGTGAATTATGGAAACGTGCTAAAAAAACTGAAATATTAGATGATATATTTAATAGTGCAGATTTAAGAGCTGAAGCTAATTACTCACAATCTGGTATGGAAAACGCATTAAGACGCAAACTTGTAAATCTTGCTGATAATGCTAAAAAGATGCGTGCTTTTACACCTACAGAACAAAATGCTATTCGTGCTACTGCTAAAGGTGGAAGCATACAAAATGTATTACGTTGGGCAGGTAAATTAAGTCCTAGTAGTGTTATTGCTGCTGGTGGTGCTGGATATATTGGCTCATCATTATTTGGTCCAGCAGGTGCTGTTATTGCTCCTGCAGCAGGTTTAGCAGCTAAATATGGTGCTACTAAAATAGGATTAAGTAATTTTAAAAACCTAGAAGATATGTTGAAATTAGGTTTTATCCCAGAACAACCTATTTCGCCTTATACAACATTATCAACAAGAGGTGTCGCTTCAACTATGCCTAGTTTACTTGGCAATCAACAATAGAAAGTTAATCAATGAGCAACGAAATTGACCCAATACAGTACGGACAACTTATAGCCCAAGTTCAAAACCTGCAAGATAAGGTAGATAGCATGGAAACAGATATAAAGTCGCTCCTAGAGCTTGCAAACAAGTCTAAAGGTGGTTTCTGGGCAGGCATGGCTATTGCCTCTGCTATCGGTGGTTTTATAACATTTGTAACTAATCATTGGTTAGGCAGATGAAAGTCCTTGCTTACTTTACAGTTTTAGTAATATTTTGGTTATTCTTAATTGATACACCTTATGCTAAAGACCTTGTAAAAGAAATGGTTATGGTTACAGAGGCAGGTGAAATTGTACTAACAAGTGAAGAGTGTATCTTTAAAAAAGAAGGATTACAAGGTTACGACTATGCTGCCTATGCAACGGACAAAGGTCATCCTAACCATGAAGGTTGCTGGAAGTCTGATAGTTACGAAGGTAAGCACGCAGTGTTTATATACTTTCCAGAGATAAACCAAACAGCAGTATTTGACGCTAAACTATTTCATCCTAAAGCAACCATATGACATTCATCACAGAGAACAACATTGCCAATCTATATTCGGCTTTGATAGAGTTCCCTGTATTTGACGAGTATAAACTACCACCTGCATCTAAAGTAGATTTTGTGATTGTGCATGATGACAGTATATGTGGACAATACGAACCACCAGAGCAAGGTGAACCTCATGTCATTACTATTAGCACAGCACGTCATTCTCATCTATATCCAGTTCTAATGACACTTGCACATGAAATCATACATATGTGCGTATATTTAGAAGCACCTAAAACAGACAGATATACTAGCCATAAAGGTTTATTCTTAAAACTACAAAAGCGTGTAGCCAATCATCTTGGCTTTGACCCAAAGGAGTTATAATGTTCGGTTCAATCATATCTTTAATCTTACCAGCCCTAGTCCCAGCATTTGCTGACGGTGCTAGAGGTCTTATAGCAAAATTTACAGGCGGTGCTGGCGGACAACCACAGAACATGACAGAACGCATAGAGCTTATGAAAGCAGAAGCTGAAAAGTTACAGGCTTTAGCTGCATTAGATAACCCTACTGGCGAACCTTCTAAATGGATTATAGACCTTCGTGCTTCATTCAGATATATTATTATTAGTGCCATCATGTTATTTACTGCTGTTGTGGTATTTAACCCAGATGTTGTTGGTGCGTCTGTAGTAGCAGTATTCCTTGACATGACTGGAGCTTGTATGTCTTTTGTTATTGGCGAAAGAATGTACCTGACACTTAAAAAATGATTGTATTAAACATACTAAACTTTATCGGTTTATCTA